AGAGCCCAAGAACGTATACGGGCAAGGCGGGAGGCAGAACTTAAGAAGGAACGGGCGCTGATTAAAGCGCTTGACGAGTGGAAACGAAAGAAGCAAATCTCCGATGAGGAGGCGAACTTAAAGATTGGTTTTGTAAAGAAGTATGGTGCAAAAGAGTGGGATGCAGTACTAAAGATTAAGTTGGATATTGAGAACATGGAACGCAAAAACAACGAAGAGTTCCAGCATGATTTAAAGGCAGTAAGACAAGTACAGTTTTATTGTTTTGTGGCAGCGCTAGTTGTAACCCTGTGGCTTAAGTTTATTTTGGGAGCATTTTAATGAATATGCAAGATGTGCTAAAGGCGGTTATTCCAATTTTGGTTGCCTGTATAGCTTGGCTACTCGGTCAAGTATCTTCATTCCAAACCCGCCTGACTCAGATTGAAGGCAAGATGCCAGCCCTAATTACGGCTGAAGGCGTACCAACAGATAGCCCAATATCGGCAGAGCGCAGGGCTAGGATGCGGGAAGAGATTTACAAAGAAGTGCATGACCTTCATGTACGAGTTAAATTAATAGAAGAAAGAACTAAGAAATGATGGATACCCTAATTGGACTTCTTAAAGGTGTTGCTCCTGTCTTGGCTACTGCTGTTGCTGGTCCTGCTGGGGGTGCTGCTGTGGGCTGGATTGCTTCTAAGCTAGGCATTGATGACGCTACGGTTGAGGGCGTAACTGCCGCTTTAACTGGCAATCCTGAGATGGCAATGAAGCTCAAAGAGCTTGACCTTGAGTACGCTAAGTTAGATGCAGCCGACCGTGATTCTGCCCGTAAAGCCTATGCCCAAGTAGCTACTAGCGAGAACGCTACTAAGCTGGATAAGTCGGTAGTCCCGATCCTTGCGCTTGGAACCGTGACATTAGCGTTCAGTTTTATTGCAATCCTCATGTTCCGTGACGTACCAGTAGACCAGCAGCAAATGGTTATCTTTGCATTAGGGTTTATTACTAGCTCGGCTGGTCAGGTGCTGTCGTTCTACTTCGGATCAAGTCAAGGTAGCAAAGACAAAAACAAAGAAATTCAGGAGATGATGAAGAAATGAGCCAAAGTAACTTTGAACCCTGCCTTGCGTTAATGCTTGCCCATGAGGGCGGCTTTGTAAATCACCCACAAGACCCAGGTGGCATGACTAACCTCGGCGTTACTAAACGTGTTTGGGAAGAGTGGGTTGGGCATGAGGTTGACGAGAAACAGATGCGCGCCTTAACTCCCGAAACAGTTGCACCACTTTATAAAAGGAAATACTGGGATGCTTGCCGAGCTGATGATCTTGTGGCTGGGGTTGACTACGTTGTTTTTGACGTTGCTGTTAATTCGGGCCCCGGGCGAGCCATTAAGTTTTTACAGTCGTGTGTTGGTGTTACTGCTGATGGTGGTTTTGGTCCTGCTACTCTCGCCGCCGTAAAAGAAGCGGAAAACGACCCAGCTAGACTAGTAGAACTATATTGCGCAAAACGTCTAGAGTTCTTACAATCACTTAAGACCTTCGAAACGTTCGGCAAAGGCTGGTCCAGACGTGTTCAAGAAGTTAAAGACAAAGCACTCAAGATGTTAGGGTAAACCCGTATGCCATTACAAAAGGTACAGTTCAGGCCAGGTCTTAACCGAGAAGGTACTGATTACAGTAACGAAGGCGGTTGGTTCGACTGTAACAAGGTGCGTTTTCGTTCTGGCTACCCAGAGAAGATTGGCGGCTGGATCCGCTTGTCTAATGACACATTCTTAGGCATAGCTCGTGCGCTATGGAACTGGGTAACTTTAAATGGCGCTAACTTACTTGGAGTTGGAACTAACTTAAAGTACTACGTTGAGCTGGGCGGTGACTATAACGACATTACGCCTATTCGTGCCACGTTTACTTCAGCCTCCACACCAACTACAAACAACATTATAAAAACGACTAATGGCTCAAACGTCATTACCGTTGACTACGCCAACTATGGTGGTTTGACAGGCGACTTTGTAACCATCAGTGGTGCTACCGCCGTAGGTGGGATACCAGCAACCGAGTTAAATGCCGAGCATCAGATTACCTACGTAGATTTAGATACCTTTACCTTTACCGTAGCCAGCAATGCAACATCAACTGCAACTGGTGGCGGAACCTCGATCACGATGGCTTTCCAAGTTAATACGGGTTTAGATGTCTTTATTCGTGGTACTGGCTGGGGCGCAGGATCTTGGCCTTCGTATGTAAACACTACCTTAACAAACCCGTTTACTGCCGCTAGTATTGGCGCGTCAACCCTTACTGTAACTCAGGCAGCGCATGGCTTAACGAGTGGTGACTACGTTTATTTTGTTAGCATCGCTTCAGACGCATGCGGCATCAACCGTCTAGTCTTGCAAAAGGCGTTTCCAATTACAGTAACCAGCCCAAGTACGTACACTATATCGACCGTTATAGGCGGCTTTACTTACTTAACTACCTCGACAGCCGCTTCTGGCGGCGCTGTTGTGGTTTCAACCCCTGTTGCTCCCGTACGAGGCTGGGGTGCTGAGGCGGCGGTTGGTATTGGGCAGCAGTTGCGCCTTTGGACAAACGATAACTTTGGTGAAGACCTTTTAATTGCCCCCCGTGGCGGTTCTGTTTACTATTGGGATGCCACTACAGGTATTAGCGTACGGGCTATTTTACTTAATACCGCTTCAACTAACGCAGGCTTTGCAGGGCAGTTTGTGCCCAATACAACCAACCAGATTATTGGTTCATCCATCCAGCGCTTTGCTATCTGTTTTGGTGCTAACCCATATGATCCTTTAAACGCAAATAACGCGTTTGATCCTCTTTTAGTACGCTGGTCTGACCAAGAGAATCCGTTTGAATGGGTTCCTGCCGCTACTAATCAGTCAGGTGAATACCGCCTAAACATCGGTTCGTTCATTATGTGCGCACGGTCAACCCGTCAGGAGATTCTAGTCTGGTCTGATGCGGCTATTTATTCCATGCAATACCTAGGACCTCCTTACGTTTGGGGTTTCCAGTTGCTGCAAGATAACATCTCGATCATGTCGCCTAATGCCTCAATTACGGTAAACAACGTGACTTACTGGATGGGTACAGATAAGTTCTTCTCATACACAGGTCGTGTAGAAACCTTGCCGTGCACGCTGTGGCAGTTTGTTTTTGATGATATTAATAAAGACCAAGCGTTCCAAGTATTTGCTGGATCGAACGAGTCCTACAACGAGATATGGTGGTTCTATTGCTCGCAAGGGTCTAACACAGTCGACAAGTACATCATCTACAACTACCTTGAGCGGGTATCCAATGGCTGCTTATCCAACAGGCAATAAAATCTTGTTCCACGAAGCTAACGTAGATGACGTATCAGGGTTAACCCCAGTACCGATTGAAGCGTTTATTCAGTCATCTGATTTTGATATTAGTGATGGGCACAACTTTGGTTTCGTATGGCGCATCCTGCCAGACATTACCTTTAACGGCTCGAATGCAAACCAGCCATCGGTTATGATGACCCTGCGCCCACGGCAAAACTCAGGAACGCCTTACGGCAGAGCAGATACCCCGCAAGTTCAAAGCACGCAGAACTACACTAGTCGCAATACCTACGAGGTTCAGGAGTTTGATGGTCAGGTATATACGCGCCTTCGTGCTCGTCAGATGAGCTTTCGGATTGAGTCTAGCGGCTTAGGGGTGGCTTGGCAGCTAGGTAGCCCACGAATTGATATTCGTCCTGACGGCAGACGTTAATGGCATATACCCCGTTACGCCCACCAAAGGCGCCCAATTTACTGGTTGCGCCTATTGTTTATGACCAGCGCTATGTAGACCAGCTTACTAACGCCCTGCGTTTGTACTTTAACCAGATTGATAACGGCCTAGGTTTCTTGCTGTCGGGAACTGGTGGGTCAACACTAAGCCTGCCGTATATCGCCGCTTCTGACAGCACCGACCAGATTGCAACAGACTCTAATACCCCTGCGGTTGTGAAATGGAATACGCTTGATGGAGGTAACGGATTTACTCTAAATGCTCCTGGATCGGCTACGGCGCTTGTGTCGGGTGTGTATAAAATTACATATAGCCTTCAGTTTACAAATACGGACAATGCCGCCCATGATGCTGCGGTTTGGTTAAAAATCAATAACATTGATGTACCCCGCTCAACAACCATATTTACTGTGCCAGCCCGTAAAAGCGCTGGGGTATTTAGTTATGTCTGTGCCTACTCAGAAGTCGTGTTTTCTTTAGAGGCTGGTGATGAGATGGAGCTGTACTGGGCAACTGGGCAATCGTATCGGGTTTCACCAGCAAGAGACGGTATTTACATAGAAGCATTAGCTGCTCAAACTAGCCCATATACCAGACCTGCAACCCCGTCTGCATTAGG